ATCTAAAGTGTCTTGAATGCGAAGTGCAGCCTTAACGTCTGCTAAAGTGCAGTATGCGTTCGTAAGTGCCAAAATAAACTCCTAAAGTCTCTTATAAGTTTATCTGGTAAAAACTATCAGGCAGAAAGCTTGTCAATCAAAGGTCGCCACGATTCAGCGAACACCTTGTCGGCATCGTAGGCTTGAGCAAACGCCACAGTATCAGGGAACTCTTTACGGCCACGCTGATACGCCTGCTCCAACGCATCCACAATACCAGCAACCAGAGGTATGTTGAACCAAGTGTGCTGGCCTGCATCCCAAAACGGCTGTCCATTAACGAGAAACGAATCAGGGCCTGCGAGCTCGGCTGAAGCTGCAAAGTTAGAAGTTATGATGGGAACCCCACAGGCTTGGGCCTCTATCTGGGGAATGCCAAAGCCTTCACCGTAGTTTGTAAACAAACCAACGTCCCAAGCTGAATAGATGGATGCCAAGGTCTCGGCACTGATGCCGTAGGTGTAAGCTATCGGATCGACCATCATCACCTTTTCAGGTGGAACACCACAAGCACTAAGAATGTTAGGCAAAACGAATCCAGACTGCTTGCCATACGGTTCAGTGTGCAGATACAGGATCACATCTTCATGCTTGCTTGCGAATATTGCGAAAGCCAAAAGGTTCTCAGATACAGCCTTACGGTGAATAAACCCACCTGCCTTATTAGCAAAGTTCATGCCCACAACGAACTTATCTTTACCTCCTACGAACTCTAGGCCAGATTGGCCGTCAGGCAAAAACTCGGTTGGCTTAAAAATGTCTGTTTCAATAGCGTGAGGAATGTATTCAGACTCAAGGCCTGCCTTTTCAATCTCAAACTTGCCAAACTTGCTCATCGCAATAGGCGTGACATTAGGTTTTCTCAACCAAGCTAGAACCTTTTCAGGGGCAGGGCTGTGATCTATTGGAACCCAAGAGGCGATGGGGATGTTATCTAAAGCAGGGTTGTCCAGCACCCACACGTCATAGAGGGTCACGAGGAAGGCAGGCAGATCAGGGTTCTCTGCTTTCCAGTGAGCGTGGTTCAAGGGCAAAACGTCAGTGCTGTACTGATTCATGCCACGAGAGTAGTGGGGGATAAGACCTGATCCTGTTTCAATCAAACTGTTAACACCCTCGCCACCATAATTGGAAAGCATGGCGACCTGATGGCCGTCAGCAACTAAACGTTTGATCACCTGCTTCGACTGTGTTCCATAGCCAGTGTTTTGATTTAGAGAGTTGCTGTACCAAGAAATAGTCGATTTAGTCATGGCCTAAGCATAATAGAAAACACCCCCCAAAACAGCCCTACGCAGCCGAATTGGGGGGTGAAGTCTATGAGTCAGCTATTACGCTGTACCACCCTTGAACACCTTGATGTTCGCAGTCTGCACTAGGGCTGAGTCGAGTCTCCAAGTGGCTCTCCAACTGGCCAAATCGTTACCGAAGGCGAAGTCGTCCGAACGGTCGACCTGAAGCCCACCAGCATTTCTCACGTAGAGGCTCTTCAAATCTCCAACTGCAAGTGGAGTAGTTGCTGAACCGATTGAAGGCATCGCAGGAGTTTCAATAACAGGAACACCCAACACTAGGTCGCGTCTTTCTTGACCAACACCAACATCAAACAGGTAACGACCCTGAGCATCCTTCAACTTGCGAAGTGCAGCGATAGAACCACTGTTTGCTAGAAGAGCGAATGATGGGCGTGTACGAAGTGATCCGTCAAGGCTGTAAACCAAGTCAATAACGTTATCAGCAGTGAAACCACCGATTACGTTTGGCCCTGCAATAGCAGTTGTTGAAGCAGAACCAGTAACACCAGTGCCTGCGACAGTTAGGAATCCACGGTTTTCGACTGTGCCAGTTCCGTTAACGATCTTGTTGGCTATAGCGAAACCGAATGCGTTTCCAAACTGCTCTGCTAGGAATCCAATAATATCCACGCCAGCGTCATTTATCAGTTCTCGTGACAGCTGTGCGATCGCTGAATATTTATAAGCCCCTAGAGTCGTGAAGTTGTTAAAGGACGGCTCACTAGTACCGATGGAAACTCCCTGACCAACAATAGTCGCTGTAGAGAAAGTTGCCTGTGACGGAATCTGTAGGTTTTCACCTGAAGCAGTGTTGATTACAGTAGCGTACTCAAGAAGAGGGTTAACGAGTCTTGCGACTCTCACAATCTCGTTGTAGAAGCTTGTAGGAACCGGTGCCCCCGTACTGCCTCCAGTGATAGCTCTCTGCTCTGACTTAAACTCGTGACCACGGATCTCGCCATCAATCATCTTGCGAAGAATGTCTGACTCTGAATCGGTAACACTTGCACCAGCAAAGTTCACTGCTGCAGCCTGCATAGCCTCGGAAGTCTTTGCTTCACGCTGCTCAAGCTCGATTAGTTCATTTCTCTTGTTGATGTCTGCAGTTAGAGAAGCGTATTTAGCCTCATCTTCACCTGACCAAACGCCACCACGAGCTTCAACTGAATCAATCAGTTCCTTAGCTTCGTGCCACGCCTTAGCCTTAGCATCAACCTGTCTTGCGATAAATTCGCTCATAGGTCTGTTCCTTTCAAGAACATAAATAAATGGATTAGTTTTCGGTTCAGAGTACACTCACATAACCTGCTAGGGCGTACACGCTCACTAACAGAACTATTCTATACATAAACAAGACACACGCATAAAAGAAAACCCCCTAGGACAAATTAGGGGGGAAAGAATTAGTTTTCTTTATTAGGCAGGCAGGAAACATGAGGGGACTGCCTACCTAAATATTATACACGCTGCATCAGCAAATCAAGCTGCTTTTTCTTCAGATCCAGAATATTTTGGGCATTAGCAACCTCTGGATCCTTCTTGAGAACCTTGCCTAAAGTGTCGGTTAGCAGTTCGCCCTGACGTTCAGTCAACTCCTCGCCAGCCTCCAGAGCCAGTAACGCATCGGTCAGCTCCTCGGCAGAAATGCCACGCAATTCGGCCAGCTGCATAATCTTTTCGCTGAGGTCGGTCATTGATCGAACCGTGGCTGTCCCATCGGTCGCAGTATAGGCAGGGAAGGCAACGCCAACACTTACCTCGTGGATGTTGACACGCTTCAAAATACGCTGACTAGCATTGGCCCATTCGTCCCCACCTGCAGGGATACGGAATCCAAAACTGAAAGCCGTCACGTCTCCTCTTTGAATACTTATGGCTGCATCTTTTCCAGCCTGAGTCATGGGTAGATCAGCTTCGACCAGCAAGCCACGCTCATCTTCCATAAGGCGTAAAGTACCTGCCCTAGTTGAACCTAAAACAATGCCAGTGTCATGGTTCCATAACAACTTAATGTCATTACGGTAATCCTTTAATGAATCTCTAAACGCCCCCGGTTGAATGGTTTCAATAAACGGCAACGGCTGTGAAGGGCTATTGAATACAGCTGCATAACCCCTAAGAGTCATGCCATCGCCATCTTGGCGAATCTCTAAATCCTGTAATGCTTCACGACGTTCAATCCCAGACATAACACGCTCGCCACGCTCATGCAACTCAACAACTTTTAACGGATCCACAAAGCGAACACTGTCCTGCTCAAGTTCAACGGTCAATGATTCTGACGGCTCAACCAAATCGACAACCTCAAGAACCTCAGGTTCGGTTACGGCCTCAACCAGCTCGGAAAGACCATCGACAGTTTTAGCCAACTTGCCCACAAGCTCCAAAACCTCGCTTTTCAGCTCGGCCACTTTTGCCACCAGTTCTTCTTTACTGTAAGAGTAATCTTCCAACTGTCTATCTTCCATTTCATTAGAGTTATCTTGTATCAAATCTAAACCATCTCTTGTATCTTGAGGCAAACCATTCACCCAAGACTGCCCCGGATCTCCACCCCATGCGTCCCATGCGACACGTCCTGCACTTGGATAACCTTCTTCACCACGGTTGAAACCTGTGGCACCCTTTACTGATTCTTCTTGACGTGCAAAGAAACTGATCATGCGATTTACAGTCCTACCTGAAATGTCTTCACCCGAAGCAAGCTGAACAGCCCTAGCCCTACCAACATCAGTAAAGCCATCGCCAGCCAAACCTTCAGCAATCCAAGCCAAAGCACGTTTAGCAGCAACAGCGACACCTGCAGGGGGACTAAAACTCTCATCAGGGTCAACAGCACGTTCCCCACCAACAGGAATACCTTCACTCAAACTAATAGCAACCATCTGATCTATCGCTTCTTGCTTAGTTGCGTGTGTACCTAAAACTTCGCCATCATCCTTGACAGTAACCCAGCCACTGTCAGCCTGCTCAACAAAATAAGGCATTACGCACCTGTTTCATAACTGCCATCAGGAATAGTCGTGGGGTTCTGCAACTGAACGCTCGGCAAACCGGTGTGAGCAATCGGGCTTAAACCAAGTGACTTCAAAACATCCTCGGGAACGAAGCCCAAAGCAATAAGTTTCTGGGCCATGTCAACCTTGGTCTCGTCCTCGGTCAAAGAAGCTGCAGAAATGTTGACGTTAGTCAAAGGCACACGCACGACATCGCCACCGTCAATAGGCCTCATGTTTTCTTTACGTCTGACCTCATTGGTGCTCAGAACACCGTTCTGGAGCAATTTCGCGTATCCCTCGATGCGAGTAGCGTAGTCGCCACGAAGCAAGTCGTCCGTGCTGAAAGCTAGATAAGCTCCGTCAGGGAGCAAGGTGCTAAACGCGTCCTCAAGTTTCGCTAACCACGGCCTCAGCGTATGTGTAACGAAGGCAATCTGCTTCTGTTCGATTGAATTGTAACTTTGCCCACCATTATTCAAGCCAATCATGTCTG